TACCTGGAGGCTCACACCACGCTGAGCGAAGTCGGTTTGCATTGCAAATGCGCGCGAGAAGGTTTCGGGGAGTGCGGTACGCGTTGGTGAGGTAGGGGGGCGGGAGTCCCGTCACAAGCGCTTTTACAGAAAAGCGTTTTTGTCTGGATTTAGTACTCCTACATAGAGGTTGGAATTGAACACGATCATCCACGCTTCACCTCAAGACGCTGACGAAGCGTTACTACGCGAGATTGCAAACAGCCGGATCAAGTTCTATGAACTTGCCACGGGGGCGACACGTAAGCCTGTCGTTACATCACTCGTTCAGGCCATGACGCCTCGCAAGTGCTTGTCATGCGGGGCGCTCGAATCTCTCGACGGCTCGGTGCCGTGTGGTCATTGAGGAAAATCGAATGACAAAGAATTCCATTGACGTATATGGCGTTGTCGCCGATCCCCGTCAGTTGTCGATCGACGAGGCAGCATGAGCTTAGACGCGACAACTTGGGCGCGCCATCAAAAGGTCGGCAAGGGGCCGGCGAAAGCCGTCTTGATGGCGCTGGCCGATTACGCGAACGAGAACTTCGTCACGTACCCGAGCGTTGAGACGCTGGTCGCGTGGACTGAGCAAGACCGTAAGACGGTGCTTGCGAATCTCGATCGTTTGAAGGAGGGCGGCTGGATCACGGACACGGGGGAGCGTGCTGGGCGCACTCGGCAAGTCGTTGTCTATGTGATCAACGTGGCTCGCGGTGTGGAAGTGAGGATTGGACCGCGAGAGTTATTAACAGGCCCGAATTCGGAACAGTTCCAAAACCGGAACAGTACCGAAAACGGAACAGTACCGAATTCAACCGGAAACAGTCCCAATTTCGACGAGAAACAGTCCCAAAAACCGCCAGAAACAGTCCCAAATTTGGGACACAGAACAGTAGTAACAGTAGTAACAGTAGGAACAAAAGATAAAAACAAAAAACATACGCATCCGGCTGCGCCGGACGCTTGTGTCGATGGAACGAGCGAACAGGGTTCGACCGATGAAAAGCCGCTGAACGCGAAGGCGCTGGTTGCGGAGGGCGTGGCGCGGCAGCATGCGGTGGACTGGCTGACGCTGCGCAAGGCGAAACGCCTGCCGCTCACACCGACAGCGTGGGGCGACGTGAAATCCGAGGCGACGAAATGCGGAATGACGCCCGCGCAGGCTGTCGAGCACGCGGTGAAGGCCGGGTGGGCGGGGTTCAAGGCGAAGTGGTTGCAGGCCGAGGGGGCGAGTTCTCAGGCTCCACCTGGTGCGCAATCGCGCGGCGACGCGTGGAGTGCGACGCCGGCGGGGATTGAGCGCAAAGCGGGCGAAGTTGGGCTTTATGCGCGCCCCGGGGAGTCGCATGCGGCACTGGCCGAGCGCGTTCGCAGCGCATTGACACAGCGGAGAGCGGCATGAATGACGAATCTCGCTGGGGCATGTGTGCTGCCTATGGTTGCCCGCTTCCGGGATCGATGGGCAGCGAGGGCAAGTGGTATTGCTTCTGCCACGTTGGCCGTTCGGCGTCGGAGAACGACCGGATTACGCGCACGATTCGTGATCTCGATTTTATCGTTCAGTGCGTCATCGATCTGCGCGGGGCGCGTGGTACGCCGGAATGGCCGCAGGTTTATCGAAACATGCAGCAGCGCTTGATGCGTGCTGGCCGTCGAGATTTGCTGATGGGGAATGCTGATTGCCCCCCGAATAAGCCGGGTGTCGTGAATCTAACGATGTGGCTCATGCGGCTTGAGCGCGAGCTGATAAACGCAGTTGCTTCGCGCGATGGTCGGTCAGTCAATGCCGCGATCGCGACTGCGGAATTGTCGGGTCCAGTTCAGGCAGCCTCATTCAATCCGTATCCGGAGCTGGCGAGCACATGAGGCATGCCGACAGGACGGCTCCGAGTGAGTTGACATTTCATTATTCAATTTAGTAGTGCAAATGAAAGGTGACCGATGAAATTGACACTGTACGCCGTATCCGACGCCCTGTTTTACGCGTTTCGAGACGCATTTGCGCCGTATCCCGAAGTGGACGTTGTGCTGGGCGATATTTTGAGCGTGGAAACCGAAGGGATCGTCAGTCCGGCGAATAGCTTCGGTTGGATGGATGGCGGAATTGACTTGCATTACCGCAATTTCTTCGGACATGGGATCGAGCGCGACGTCATGACGCAAATCGCGAAGCGTCCGGGATGTGAGCTGCCCGTTGGTGAGGCGATGGCGGTGATGACTGGCGACAGTCGGATTGGATGGTTGATCGTCGCGCCGACGATGCGAGTACCCGGCATCGTTGCTGCATCGGCGAATGCATACCACGCATTTCGGGCGGCGCTGCTAACGGCACGCGCGCACGGCATCCAGCGCTTATCGTCGCCGGGCATGGCTACCGGGGTCGGCAGGATGCATCCCGTGCAGGCCGCCGCGCAGATGGCGCGCGCGTGGGGCGAGTTCAATCGATGGCCTGCATTCAATGGGTCTTTAATCGAGTTCCATCCCCTCAGCTGTTGCACATTGCCTCATGTGAGTTGAGGACTGAGCCATGGCGGAAGGCAAGATGGGGCGCACCTCCCGATTGATTTGCGAGTACCTGCAAAGCAACCCTGGTGTGACAGTGAACCAGATGGCGACGGCGATGGGTTGGCAAATTGAGCGCGCCAGGAAACCGGTTCAGAAACTGATCAAGTGCGGATATGTGGTTCGCGGCAAGCGTCGGGGCAATTGCTTCCCATTAACGTTGACAGGAAAGTCGTTCCCATCATCGGCAGATTGGGCCCCGAACGCGCAATACCTTCGCCGCTTGCGCCGTAGCGTGATTGGGGATGCGTACGACGTGGTGATCCCGGCCATGCGAGCCATGATCGATGTCGGGAGGGCGGCGTCGTGAAGCGCGCTGCGCCACTGAAGCGGACCGGATTCAAACGAAAGACGCATTCGCCGTTCAGCAGCCTGACGCGCACATCAACGTTGAAGCGTCAAAAGGCGATCGTGCGCCGGATCAAGAAACCGACCGTCGCCGAGGGTTCGAAGTATCTGGCGGCCTGTCGCGGTGAAGCGTGCTATCTCCGCGTGCCGGGCGTCTGTCGGCTGAACCCCATGGATGAAACCGTTGTGCCGTGCCACTCGAACCAGGCGCGACACGGAAAGGCGGGTGCGATGAAGGCGAAAAACGAATTTACGGTTCCGGGATGCAATGCCTGCCATGCGTGGATCGATCAGAACCGCGTCGGCGCACCGAAGCAGGTCAAGTTCGATGTGTGGAATCGGGCATACGAGAGATGGGAACCGGTACGCGCCCGAAAGATGGGACTGGAGGTGGGGAGTGCGGCTTGAGGTGCGAATCAGAAAGCCGTCGCGGCGGGTTCGAAATCGATGGCGCGACGATTATGTGACGTTTGAGTGCGTCGTGCAGCGGCTGATCGGACCAGTTCGCAGTGGACGCGACATACCAGCATACATCTTCGCGGATGTCGATTTACCTGAAAAATATCTGAAAGACGCGGCCGGCATGCGGAGAAATTCCGATGGGACACATCGGGTGGAAGTCATCGTGAATCACAACCGTCGTTCGCTCGCACCGTTTCTAGTGAGCGGCGACCTTGAATGGGATGTGAGGGATCTTCCATGAACGTATCGACCGAGAGCGCCCGCATGCGATTGCCGCGGAGCGTTCAGGAAATCGCGGACGTGATTGGTTGTGAGCGTGCGCTCTATCTGATCGGGCAATTGCCGCGATGCATTACGCGTGATAGGCGATATCCGAACGCCACGGCGTCTCACGTCGTTTTATACGTGCCGACTGCGGCGCGATTGCCCCTTGATCATGACTTGGTTCGGATCTTGGGGTGGAACGATGCAGTGAAGCTATGCCGGGTGTTCGGTGGCGAGATTCTGCAACCAGCGAGCTGCGCGGAAATTTACCGGCGTTATCGTGACGCGGAGATTGTCCGCATGAAATCGGCGGGTGTCAGGACTCAATATATCGCCAGCGTGTTTGGGGTAACTGAACAAACCGTGCGGTTCGTGTTTAGGGCGGGAAAGAACCCACAAGAGGAATTACCGAAAGCCGCGAATGACAATGCGCCCATTGAAGACCAGGGGCGCATCAATGGACCAACAAGGGCAAACGCCGTGGCTGACGGCAAAGCTAATCGGCGCACTGGCCGCGCTCGGCGTATCGAGCTGGGGTGAGTTTGCTGCATTCGTAGCGTCGGCCTATTCCATCCTGCTGATTGGCGAGTGGATATGGCGGCATGTTTTGCGGCCGTTCTGTGTGTGGCGCGGCTGGATGAAGGCGAAGGCGATGGGGGCGGACGATGCCGACCCCGCGTAATCGCATCCTTGTCGCGGCGCTGACGGTCAGCGCCGCGGCATTTGGCGCATGGCAGGTACGCGAGGGCTACACCGATCGCGCGGTGATTCCCGTCAAGGGCGATGTGCCGACGATCGGTCATGGTTCGACGCACTATGAGGATGGTTCACCCGTGAAGATGGGCGACACCATCACGCGCGCGCGCGCTACTGAGCTGGCGCGCAATCTCATGTCCAAGGACGAAGTGGCATTTCGTGCATCGTTACCGGCCGATGCGCGGCTGCATCAGGCGGAATACGACGTGTATCTGGATTTCGTCGGGCAATACGGTATCGGCAATTGGCGCCAGTCGAGCATGCGGCGCGACTTGATCGCTGGCAAGTATGCGCAGGCGTGCGCGGACTTGCTGAAATATCGATTTGTCGCGGGCTATGACTGTTCGACGCCGGGCAATCGTCGCTGCCCAGGCGTGTGGGCGCGTCAGCAGGCGCGATACGAGCAATGCATGGAGGCGCAATGATCCGTTATGCAATCGGCCTGTTGGCTGCACTTGCGCTGCTGTTCGGCGCCTATGAATTCGGTGTGCGCGTCGAGCATGAGGCGCGTATTGCCGAGGTGAACGGTTTGAAGGCCGGCCAAGCTAAGGCACTTGCCGATGCCAACGAGGCGCGTGCCGATGCAGAGCGGGCCGCACGCGACACAGAAGCCAGGCGTGCGGCCGATATGGCCACCCTTGATGCGAACTATCAAAAGGAATTGAACGATGCGAAAACGATTTCTGATCGCACCATTGCTGACCTTCAGTCTGGCAGTGTCAGGCTGCGCCAGCGTTTCACCTGCAACGCAGGCGGTGGCAGCGTGCCCAGCGGCGCCCAAGCTGGCACCAGCACCAGCAGCACTGATGCAGCCAGTTCAGGCGGACTTCGGCAAGCAGATGCGGACTTTCTTGTTCGATTCGCCGACCGAGCCGACCAGTGTGCCATCCAGGTGAATGCGTTGCAGGCTGTCATTAGACGTGATCGGGAGTGACATGCATCGTAGGCGCATGAATTTAAAATCCGCCATCTTCTGTCAACGTGCTGCGAATGTATGCGAACGGGTCCTTCCGGGAGGGGTGAGTGGGCGGGGGCAGAGCTTCCGCGGCATTCGATATCTGGGTGCCTTTCTGAATTGAAATTTTTGATTACGTATGCTGGTAAATAGACAGGGCCTATCCCAGGCGATGGGCGTTTCCTTGCCGACCGTGGACCGCTGGGTTCGGGACGGCTGTCCTGTGAAGCAGCGCGGCGCAAAGGGCGTCGCCTGGGAATTTTCGCTGCCCGATGTGGTGGCGTGGTGGGGAAATCGTCAGCGCGAAGCGGCGGCCGGCGAAATGCTCGCCGACGAATCCGAATTGAAACAACGCAAGCTGGCCGCGGAGACCGCGCTAGCGGAATTGGCGGCGGCGAAGGCGCGCGGCGAGGTGGCGTCGATTCGCGATTTTGAGCGTGCGCAGGCGGTGGCGTTTGCCGAGATCCGGACCAACGTAATGAATGTGGCGCAGCGCGTGGTGGTGCAGTTGCTGGGCGAAACCGACGAAACCATCTTCAAGCAAAAAATGCGTGCCGAACTGACGCTGGCATTGGAGGCGGCCGCGCGTGCGGACTTGGTGCTGGCGGAAGATGAGGAGGCGGGCAATGGAGAGGTCAGCGGATCAGTTTAGCAATCTCGATGCGGTGCGTGCCGCGATCCGCCGCGCGAGTGCGCACTTGGTGCCGCCGCCGGATATGTTACCAAGCGCGTGGGCCGAGGCGAATGTGCGTATTCCGGTCGGCAACAAGATTCCTGGCCCGATCAATTTCGACAATGCGCCCTATCAGCGCGGCATGATCGACGTGATCAAGGAGCCGGGTATTCGTCGCGTGTCATACCGGATGGCGGCGCAGACGGGTAAAACGACGGTGCAGCAGTGCATTACGGGCTATTTCATCGACCACGAGCCGCGCAGTCAGATTTTCGTGCAGCCGACACAGGGCGATATACAAACGTTTCTTGAAACGAAATTGCGCCCGATGTTAGAGGCGAATCCAGCCGTCAGCAGCAAGATGGCGAAGCAGCGCGGCCGTGAGGGGGTGAACAACAGCCGCATCATTTCCTTCATCGGTGGCTGGCTGATGTTTAGCTGGGCGGGTTCACCCAAGACGCTGCGGGGGCGGTCGGCGCCCGTCGTTCAGGCTGACGAAATCGATGGCTTCGATGCGACGCCCGAGGGCGATCCTGGCGAGCTATTGGCCCAGCGTGCCGCCACCTATGGCGACGAAGCGCTGCGTACAGAAAGTAGTACGCCGACGATCAAGGGACATAGCCGAATCGACACGGGTTTTGAGGAAGGTGATCAGCGACGTTTCTACGTGCCCTGTCCCGATTGCGGTACCGCGCAATATCTGAAATGGTCGAACGTGCTCTGGACCGGGCGCCAGTCCACCGACATTGCCGATGCGGACAAGGATGTGGGTGCGGATCACCAGCCCCATACCGCGATGTACGCGTGCGAGGTCTGTGGTGCATTGTGGGACGACGGCCGACGCATCGCGGCCATTCGCGTCGCCGAGCGCGAGGGGCATGGGTGGAAAGCGGCAAAGCCATTCAAGGGACACGCATCGTTTACCGGTCCAGAAATGCTATCCACGTTGCGCCGGCTGCGCGACATCGTGCAATCGTATCTGGACAAGCTGGCGTTGGGCGACTTGCAGTCATTTGTGAACGTGAGCCTGGGTGAGTCGTTCGAGGAGCGAGGCGAAAGAGCCGACCCCGACAGTCTGATGCAGCGGCGCGAGGTGTATGCGGCGCCGGTGCCGATGGGCGCGGTGTGGCTGGGAGCGGGCATCGACGCGCAGCATGATCGGCTCGAGGTGCAGATCATCGGCTTTGGGGTGGGCGAGGAATCGTGGCGCATCGACTATCGCGTACTGTGGGGTGACCCGCTGGCACCGGATGTTTGGCTCGACCTGGAAGAGGTGCTGGATGAAGAATTCGAGCATGAAAGCGGCGTCATGCTGCGCATTGGCGGAGCATGTCTCGATACCGGCGGCACGAATTCGTACACGCAGACAGCCTACGACTGGTTGCGTGGCAAGACGGGGCGTCGCATCTTTGGTGTGAAGGGGATGTCCGGCTGGGAGCGGCCGATTGTTGAAAAGCCGCTGCGTAAGCAGTCGGGCAAGAACGCGCGCAAGGTTGACCTGTTCCTGGTTGGCGTGGACGGGGCCAAGAAGATCGTGATGCGCCGCTTAAACGCCGTGGCGCCGGGCCCTGGGTACTGCCACTTTAGCGAGGATGCCGACGCCGAGTATTTTCAGCAACTGACCTCCGAAAAACTGGTCACCCGATACGTGAAGGGTTTTCCGAGGCTGGAATGGACGAAGCCAGACAAGGCGCGCAATGAAGCGCTGGACACGTTCGTATACGCGTTTGCGGCGCTCAAGATCATGCAGCCGAACCTGAAGCGTCTGACGGAGCGCCTGTCGGCGATCCAACTGCCGGCGAATCGTGCGCAAGTCGCGCGAAAGACGCGAGACACGCAAAAAATCCCGCCAAACACGCGCGAACCCGCGAAGAACCCACAAGAGGAACCGCCTGCGGCGCCACCGGACAATGGCCGCATTGTTCGGTCCAGACGCGCCCTGAACGCCAGAAGAGGGAGGGGCACCTGGGCCACCAAATGGTGACCCATGACGTGTTGCACGGCTTTTCCTCATTCGATGACGGCGGGTTTGGATTTCCGAGCCGTTATCAATTTACCTGATTATCGCGCGCCCGATTGGGCGCTGCGCGCCTTTCTGCGCGGTCCGCGAGCGATCGACCTGATGGCGGTTGCTGATGGCGACTCGCACATTTTCGTGGCCGACGCGGCGACGACGGCAGCGTGGACGCCGGGCGTGTACTGGTACAGCTTGCGCGTGACGAAGGGCGGTGCCGTGATGGAAGCGGGCGGCGGTCAGCTTACTGTCGAGCCGGATCTGGCGGCCGTCAGCGAGCCCTACGACGGGCGCAGCCAGGCGGCGATTGCGCTGGACGCCATTGACGCCGTGCTGGCAAAGCGCGCGACGCGCGACCAGCAGCGTTACACGATCAACAACCGCGAACTTTGGCGCACGTCCATCGCTGACCTGCTGAAGCTGCGGGCGTACTACGCCGTTCAGGTGTCGCGCGAGCGGGCGCGCAATAGTTGCAATCCCCGTTGGGGCCGCCCCGTTATTGTGAAATTCAGCGAACGATGAAAATCCCCTTTTTTAGCCGTCGTTCCGCTGCGCCGCCTGCGGATGCGAAGCCGACACCTTCGCGCCGAAGACTGTCTCGCGCACTGGCTGGCATGTTCAAGGCGTCGTACACCGACCCGAATGACCGGTGGGGCGCAACGCCCGTCTCGCCGGACGTGTTCATTTCGCTGCGCCAGCCGGCGCTGGTCGCGCGCTCGCGCGAGCAGTGGTCGAATAACGACTATGTGCGGGGGTTCATCCGCAAGGTTCGGCAGAATGTCGTCGGGCATCACGGCATTATTTTGCAGTCCAAAGCAACGCTTGCGAACGGAAAGCTGGATAAAAACGCGAACGACGCGATCGAATCCGCGTGGGCGGAATGGGGCAAAAAAGGGCATTGCGATGTGACGGGCAAATTGTCCTGGCGCGAGCTGCAATGCCTGGCTGCCGAACACGCGGCGCGCGATGGGGAGTTCATTTGCCGGATCGTGCGCGGCGCCGATGCGGGGCCGTTCGGTTTTGCATTACAGGTATTGGACCCGCAGCGCCTGTCCGTGCGGTACGACAATTTCAATTACGGCGACAACGGGCACTTCATCCGCCAAGGCATCGAATTCGATCGCTACGGCAAGCCGGTGGCGTACCACTTCACCAGCACGGATGAGTGGGATTCGTATTACTACAGCATCAGCGGCAAGGGTTTTGCGCGCGTGCCGGCGAACGAGGTGATCCATGGGTTCGTTACGGAGATGGCTGGGCAGCGGCGCGGTATTCCGTGGACGGCCACGGGCCTGTTCCGCCTGCACCACTTGCAGGGCTTCGAGGATGCGGCGGTACAGAACGCGCGCGCGTCGGCAACGAAAATGGGTTTTATCCAGTATGAGGAGGGGTTCGGCCCGGAATACGACGAAAAAGTGGATACCGCGGCGACGATCGACGCCGAGCCGCTGGGGTTCTTTGAACTACCTGAAGGCGCGCGGATAGCCGAATGGAGCCCTCAGTACCCTACGGGGGAATTAGCCGTATTCAACAAGGCCATGTTGCGCAGTGCCGCGACTGGCTTGGGTGTTGCCTACAACAGCCTGGCGAACGACCTGGAAGGGGTGAATTTTTCCAGCATCCGCGACGGCAAGATGGATGAGCGCGAGAGCTGGAAGGAGATTCAGCAGTGGTTGATCGACACGCTGTGCGAGCCGGTTTTCCATGAGTGGTTAAAAATCGCGCTGCTGTCCGAGTCGATCACGAACCTCTATGGCAATCCACTGCCCGCGTCGCGCATCGCGAATTACCGGCAAGTCCACTGGCAGCCGAAGCGCTGGCCGTGGGTCGATCCGAAGGCCGATGCGACGGCGAAGGTCACGGAAATCCGCGCGGGCTTGACGTCGCCGTCTCAGGTGATCCGTGAGCAGGGCCGCGATCCCGATACCGTATTCGAGGAAATTCGCAACGATTACGAGCGAATGAAGGCGATCGGCATCCCGGACACGATCATCAACATTTTCTTTGGCGTGGCCCCCGCGCCAGAGCCGTCGCCGAGCAAGGGTGACGTGTCCCAAGGCAAGGAACCGAAACTATGAATACCCGGCGCATCATGACGCGCGAAGCGGACCCGTTGCAAACGAACAAGGTGGCCGAGCGCCTGCACGAAATCCGCTCGAAGGGCGGTCTGCATCGCGTCGGCGAATTGGGCGTGGTGGATCTGGAGGCGCGCACCGTCGAGCTGTCGTTCAGTTCGGAAGACGCGGAAGTGTCGCGCTGGTTCGGCATCGAAAAACTGTCGCACGCGCCGGATGCCGTGGACCTATCGCGGCTGAACAATGGGGCGCCGTTCCTGTGGATGCACAACTGGGATGACCAGCGCGGCGTGATCGAACGCGGCACCGCCCGCGTCGATAGCGATCGCAAGGGCCGTGCCGTGGTGCGTTTCAGCCGTTCGCCCGCCGGCGAGCAGATGATGCAGGACGTGGCGGACAAGATCATCACCAAGGTATCGGTGGGGTACCAGGTGAATGGGATGAGGCTCGACGAGGCGCGTGCTGACGAAGATGTTTATCTGGTGACGAACTGGGCGCCGTTCGAAATCTCCGGGGTATCGGTACCGGCGGACGATACAGTGGGGTTTGGGCGGGGTGCGACGAAGAACCCACAAGAGGAATGGGGCGCTGCGCGCGCGGAGAATCCGACGCAGGCTCAACAAACCGTCCCTTCTCAGGGTACCGAAGACATGGAAAAAATCACGCGTGACGCGTCGGGCAATCTGGTCCGCGCGATGGTGGACGATGACGGCGGCATCACGAGGGTGCTCGAAGTGATCGAAGGGGCGGGTGTCGAAGCGCGCGCGGCCGAGCAGCGCGGCACCGATGCGGAGCGCACGCGCGTTCGCGATCTGACCGAAATGGGGCGTCAGTACGGGGCGACCGACAAGGCGCTGGAATTCATTAGTGCCGGCAAATCGGTGGATGACCTGCGGCGAGAACTGCTGGCGGATTTTGCGGCGCAGCGCACGGCGCGGCCGATGTCCGATCAGGTCAAGGAAGGGGAGGTGGGGCTGACGGACAAGGAGGCGCGCTCGTATTCAATCATGCGTGCGATCCGCGCGTTGGCGAATCCGACGAATGCGCAATATCAGAAAGAAGCGGACTTTGAATTTAATTGCTCGCGCGCCGCGCAAGAAAAATCCGGCAAGGAGTCGCGCGGCATCATGATCCCGGCGGATGTACTGAACCGGGCGTTTTCGACCACGACGCCAACGGGCGGTCCTGGCTCGAACACGATCGCGACGAACCTGCTGGCGGACCAGTTTATTGATCTGTTGCGCCATCGCACCTGGGCGCTCAAACGCGTGACCACGATGGGCGGCCTGGTCGGCAATGTCGATATCCCGCGCCAGAATAGCGCGGCACAGGCGTACTGGATTGGTGAGGGTGCGGATGTGCCGGCCAGCGAGCCGGGTATCGACCAAATCGGATTTTCGCCAAAAACCGTGGCCGCACGCACCGAAATCACGCGGCGCCTGATGCTGCAATCGACGCCGGATGCCGAATTGATCGTGCGCAACGACCTGTTGAAGGTGATGGCGCTCGCGCTGGATTTTGCGGTCATCTACGGCTCGGGCGCGAACGGGCAGCCGAAGGGGCTGTTGCAACAGACCGGCATTCACGCCGTCGCGCTTGCGGACGTATTCCCGTCGTATAACGAGTACGTGCAGATGGAGACGGACATTGCGGCGGCGGATGCGGACATTGGCAGCCTGTCGTATGTGGTGAATGCCCGCGCACGTGGTGCAGCGAAGACGACACTGAAATTCCCGGCTGCGGTGAGCAGCGGTGTGACGATTTCCCAGGGCGGCACGATTTGGGAGCCGGGCAATACGATTAATGGCTACAACGTCGATGTGACCAATCAACTGGCCGCAGGGGATGTGTTCTTCGGCAACTGGGCCGATTTCATTGTCGGCATGTGGTCGGGTCTGGACATGATGGTAGACCCGTACAGCCTGAGCGCATCGGGTGGCACGCGCATTGTGCTGTTCCAGGATGTGGACATGAACATTCGTCACAAGGAATCGTTTACGTACGCGAGCAAGACGGCGACGGCGAACCCGTAATCTACTGAAGGCAGCCCATGAAGAACGTTTCCGAGCGCATTGTGCAGTTGAGGCTGACGGGCGCCATTGTGATCGATGGCGTGATCGCGCGAGCCGGTACGCTGGTGGAGCTGGTCGAAGGCGAGGCGAAGGATCTGCTGCGCCGAGGTAAGGCCGAGCTGCACGCGCTGCCGGATGACGCGGGACCGGTCGATGACGAGGCAGCCAATGCCACCGCCGCGCAAGCGGCTGCCGATGTTGTGCAGGACGATGCGAGCAAGGCGAAGCGCGCCTCACGCGAGGATAAGTGATGCCCCATCCGGCTTGGGACGATCCCGCGGAATTTTTGGATCTCGATGAATTCGCGGTCAAGGCGGTCATCCAGTTTCAGAACGGCGAGACGCGCGAGATCGTCGGCATTTACGATGGCCCTTATCGTGAAGCGCAATTGGGCGAATACGAACAGGACACCACGAAACCGAAGTTCACGTGCATGGAAGGCGTGGCACGCGGCGCTCGGCGTGGCGATGGTCTGGTGGTGTACGAAGCGGACGGCGTTTCCGTGTTCGGTACGTTCAACATCATGACGTACCCGCAACCTGACGGCACCGGGCTGGAAGTCCTGGAACTGACGCAAGCATGATCCACTTCGAAATCGAGTGGGGTGATCTACGGCGCATTGGCGACGAACTGCAAGCCTCTGAAAAGCAGATCGTTTTTGCTTTGCATCGGTCACTTCATCGAACCGCCTCGAAGCTGCGCATGCTGTCTGCCAGGGGATTGCGCGACGAGCTTGAGCTGAAGCGAATGAACGCGCTGCGTAAGCGCTTGAAGTCGATCAAGCTACGCAAGGGCGCGGGGGAAGGCGTCCAGCTTTGGTACGGTTTGAACGACATGCCGGTATCGTGGTTCAAGGGAAGGCCGGTGAAGACGGCGACCGGCGCACGATTTCGCGGACATGATTTTCCCGGCGCATTCGTCGCGCGCAGTCGATACGGGAAGGGCAAGACGATTTTCAAGCGCACGGGCAAGTCGCGGCTGCACATCGAGGAACAACTGATGCCGATCAAGGATCAGGCGGATGTGTTCGTCGAGGACAAGATTTTCGTGCAGGTCGAGCAGATATTCTGGCCGTTGTTCAGGCGTGAGCTGGAAGCGCGCGTGAAGTACAGAATCGGTGCGGCGTAATCATGGGTGGGGAACGCATGAGTATTAACGTTTTCGCGCCTGATCAGGGCGACTATGTGTATCTGCCGACATTCGGCGACGCTGTGAAGGGCACCGGAGTATGTGTGAATGATGTCTCTGACCAAACGGTGCTGCAAGCGGCCAAGGATGCGGGTTTCTCATTTATTCGAGTTGGCCTTGACTGGGGGGCGTCGGACGTACCTTGGGGGCTGGATACCAGCAAGATCGACGGGCTTATTCCGATGCTGAACGCGGTCGGTCTAGGCGCATTGATTCTGCTGCGTGGTGACAATCCGATGTATAGCCCGGGCAGTGGCCCGAAAACGGCTGCGCAAATCCGTTATTTTGGGAAATGGGCGGCCAAGATTGCGCTGCAATTTCGCGGTAACGGGTTCAAGTATGAAATCTGGAATGAGCCGGACACGAAGTGGGGGTGGGGAGACACCCCGAGCGTGTTCACGTATCGCAAGCTTTACGATGAATGCCTGAAATCGATTAAGCGCGTCGATCCTCATGCGCAGGTTGGCACGGGCGGCGTCACGGAAGCGAACCCGAAATTCATCCGGGATATGTGCACGCTGTGTGGTCTGTTTCCAGACGGCACCACCTCGGTCGGCGTTCATCCGTATCGGCAGGATGCGCCCGAAACGGTTTTCAATACGTATGCGATCGTGCATGACAACATGACGCCGAACGCGTCCATTCCGCCGCTTTGGTGTACCGAGTGGGGCTATCCGAGCGTTGGCTACGGCTACACGGCGGGCCTGGGCGATGGTCATTCCGCCGCTGCCCGTGCGCGCCAAGCTAAATTTGTCCCGCGTTGTCTGCTATCGAACTGGATTGCCGGTATCGAGCTGATGTCGGTCTATGACATGAAGGACGATGGCACGGACCCGAACGAGATGGAGCACAATTTCGGGCTACTGGACGCGGCGAACGTGAAGTTGCCAGCCTACAGCACGGTGCAGACGTTGTTCAATTTCGTTAAGCACGCCGAGGATGTCTTCGTTTTGCACGATAAGGTGGCGCGCGCGATGGTGTTGCGTTTGATCACGGGGAACGACGAGAAACTGGTGGTGTGGTGCTACGGCGATGGCAATGCGGCATCGTTTGATTTTTCCGACATGCGATCGAACGTGATGGGGAAGATGTATTCGCAGTCCGCGGTCGATCTGTTTGGCGCGACGAAAGCGATCACCGCGAACGTGCTGACCGTCAAGGAAGACGACGGTCCTGTTTTGGTCACGGTGAGCCATACCTGATGGATGCCAACACAAACGTTGATCTCGATGCGCTGCACGATGCGATCGTGGCGGAGATCAAGGCGCGGTTTCCCGATCTGCAAACGGTCGAGTTCTACCGCACCGA